CAGCGTGGCGCCCTTGTTGGCGCTCGATCCGAACTCCACCAGCCAGGACAGGTTGACCGGTGCAGTCGTGCCAGCGGTCACGTCAAGCTGTTCTCTGATGGTCTTTTGCTGGGCGTCATCCGGGTCGAGGTTCACCTCAAGGCTGATGCTGCCGGAGTCGATCAGGCCGGGGGTGAACTTGCGGAAGCGCTCCGTGATGTTGGTGATCTCGACGGGAGTCAGGGTCATCCCGTCCACGTTCATCGAAAGGATCTCGCCGACCGCAAGGGTCGGTGCCAAGTACGCTCCCGATGACAATGGGCCGACCTTCAGGGTCGATCCGAAACTGGTGAATGCTGCCATGTGCTCTCCTTATGGAACAGGACCCGTTGGGTCGGTGATGGTTACTGGTGACACAGCCGGGCTCCGATAGGTGCACTCGGCCTGGACAGTCGTGATGTGCGTTTCGGGCTCTGCGCCCTCGGCGCCCAGGTCGTACTCGGTCTCGGCGCTGATCACGCGGATCTCGAACACCTGCGTGGTTCCGCGGCCGGTTCCAGCTGCGCCGTGAAGGGCGACCCGCACGTCCTCAGCGAGGAGGCGACTGGCTTGGAGGGTTGCCGCGAAGCAGTCCACGGTGACATTCATGCGGCGCAGGCGATCGGTGCGGCCGATGCTGGGGCTCACATCTCGGTCGTTTGCGAAGGTGATCACGATGGCAGGCAGTGCAGTCGCCGGCCGATACGAGGCATAGATACGGGTTGACACCCGCGCCGTGATTGCGGCGCTTGAGGTCAGTGCGTCACGAACGACAGCGGCGACGATGGCGCTCATGCTGCCTTCCTCAGCGTGCCGCGCTGCTTTGCGGCGAGAAGGTAGATTCGGGCCTGCAGATTGATCTTCAATCGCTGAACAAACGACGGAAGCACGCTGCCCTGTGCCTCGCCCGCAAGCATCTTGCCGAGCTTGTTCCAGCCGACGTAGGGGCGAGTCTTTCCGCGGCCGCGGTCGATCAGGTGCAGGCCGGGGTTCCAGATCTTGACGCGAGCGAAGGATCCGTTGTTCTGCGGGAAGACGCCCCACTTCAGACCGAACGCACTGCGACCCGTGATAGGAGTCTTCAGCAGTTGTCGGATCATAAAGAGGCGGCTGTACTTGACCGGCCTGCCGCGCTTGTTGCGGCGCCAGCGGTGCTGGAGCGCTCGCTCGGGCGTTTCGTTGTCGTGCTTGCCGACGATGTTGTAGATGAGCACGAGCAGACGATTGTGGATCGGCTCGACAGCCTTGACCTGCAGCTCCTTCAGCGTCTTGTGCAGAGCCTTGGGCTTCATCTCCTGCAGCTGCTTCACGAGCGCATCGACGCCTTCGATGTTCGCGTTGAAGGACATCATGCGATCACCTGCCTGCAGACGATGTCCATGTATTCGCGGCGCTCCTGCCAGTTGATCACGCTCACCACGTCCCAGGCGGTGACGGACATGCCGGCCGTGTTTGCGACGGTGCGCAGGCGGCACTTGTGCGTGATGTCCGGGTGCCACCTCGCGCGAATACGGTGGGTGATCACCTGATTCATCTGGCGGTGGTTCATCTTCTCGTCTGCGCTCGCCTCGTTCACGGCAGCGAAGACGGTCGCGACCACGGCATAGGTGCTCGTCGACTGCCCGTAGGCGTCCGTCGACTCGGTGGGCGTCATCACCTCCAGCGGCGTTCGCATGTAGCCCGGGTTCACTGATAGTCCCCCGAGTGGTACTGCACGATCAGGCGCTGAACGGTCATCGGAATCTCGTTGACGATGTTTCCGATGTTGACGCTTGTGCGGTTCTCGTACATGTGCGTCGCCTGCAGGAGCACGGCGTGGTCAAGCGCAACCGGCACGCTGGCCGCAGTGGCGCCGTACCCGGCGACGAAGTTCACCGTCACGTCCAGGGCGCCCGTTCCAACGGTCGCAGGCCACGATTCGGTGCTCTTCAGCACCACCCGGCCGACTCCGTTCACGCTGTAGACGTGGTAAAGGCTTGCAGAGAGCGTCTGCGTGGCGCCGGCGGTGTCGGTGTAGGTCACGCTGGTGACGCTCGACAGCGGCGACCGAGGCAGGATTATCTCGCCATCCGCCGGGAAGCCTTCGAGCTGATAGGCGAAAGAGCGGTTGATGAGAGCCCGGCGGGTCTCGGCCTCGATCACCTGGGTGGCGCTCAGGATGAGCGTGGCGATGTAGGCATCGTCCTGGGTGTGGTAGATGCGGGCGTGGGTCTTGAACTCAGCCGCAGTCACCACGGCCGCGGTGGCGCCGTTGTCGGTCAGGTTGGTGCGCAGGCCATCAGTCACGGCTTGGCTCCCTTCTTCACGGCTCGGCAGCAGTCAGGCTTGACGCACGCCCGGGGCTCGGCCTCGTAGCGCTCGGCAAGGCCGGTGGCGATCAGTTCCGTGGCGGTGCGATCGTCCACGTCCAAAACCTCGCCGACAGCGTGGCCGTCGCGTGTGTCCGCATACGCCTGGATGACCTTGACCTTCGGCATCTTTGAAATCCGCCCGGGGGGTTTCCCCCCCGAGCGGTGTGGGTTTCAGTTCAGTGATCAGGCGTGCGCGAGAACCTTGAACGCGGTGGCTGCCTGCGTCAGCTTGCAGTCCACGCGGGTCTGGGCGAGGTAGCCCGTCTGGTTCGCGTCCGCGTAGCGCTCGCGGAGCACCTTGAGCGTGTAGCCGCTGCGCTCACCGATGACGCAGTAGCTCCAGTCTCCGATGATCGCGAACTTGTTGGTGCTGGTGCCGAACGCCGGCATCGCTGCGCTGGTGTAGACCGGGATTCCCATGATGGTCGGCGGCTCACCCAGCGCGCCGCCGTTCTGCCAGAAGTAATTCACCGTGCCGGTCGCGATGGACGCCAGCTGGCGGATCGCCTTGGCAGCCGAATCGCTCATCACGATCGCAGTGGTGCTGCGCTCGCGATACTGGCGGGGCAGCGCGTAAACCCAGTCGATGATCTGGTTCACAGTCACGGTAGTGGCGCTGGCAGCGCTGGAGGTCAGTGACGCATCGGTCAGGATGCCGGAGGGTCCGTTGGCCGCACCGTTGATGAACGCATCCTCTTCGGCCTGCGCAAACAGGCGAGCAAACTGCTCGGTCAGGATCGACTCGATTGAGAAGCCCGGGCCACGAGCGGGGGCGTCCTCAAGCAGCTCGTTCGAGACCTTCTGCAGAGCCACGAGGCGCTTCGGCTGCAGGACCACGTTGTTGTAGGTCTGGCCCGAATCGCTGCCAGGAGCAGTGCCTTCGCCGGGGAAACTAGCGCTGCCCAGGCTGTTCTCCATCGCAATCTCACGCTTCCAGCTGCCGAGCGGCATCACTGTCGAGATCTTGCGGAGCGCCACCATCGTCTGCAGCTTCTTCGAGAGCGTGTTGTGAAACTCGGTCGGGGGCAGCACGTCGCCCGAGCCAGCCGTGCCCTCGCTGAGGGCGCGCATCTCTGCGACCGGCGTGTGCTCACCGCGCTTCAAGTAGGTCGCGTAGGCGGTCTCGTACTCATCCGAGCAGCGGAAGTCGCCGAAGCGGGGGGCCCGCTGGGCGGTCTCGCGAGCCGCGGGAGCGCGACGAATCTCGGGGGCGTCGGGGCCGACATCCACGAAACCCGTCTCGCGGTCCTTCGCCGCCAGCGCCATCAGCTGGTGGTTCTTCTCGATCACGCCCTGGACGCGGCGGTACTCGGCGTCGAGGCTGTCGAAGGTCTTGGTGTCATCGGCCGAGAGATCGCCGCCGGCCTGGTTGGCCTTCTCGATCAGCTCGCTCATCTGGCGGTAGCGGGCGTCATTCTCAGCCCGCAGCTTCTTGTAGCTGTCCATGTTCAATTCCTCTGCGGCTTAGCCGCGATGGATTCCAAATGCAGCATTCACGTCAGTCAGCGCACCTGCGCATCGAACCGACACGATGAACGCTGCTTCGTTCGTGGCGGCGAAAGTTTCGTTGAGACGGGTCACGCTGATGCCGTTGCCCGCGAACGCGAGCAGGTAGCGCGAGAGGTCGGCGGCAAGCAGGATTGGCTCCCCGGCCTGAGCAAGCCCATCAAGTCCAAAGGTTGAAGCCGCACTGAGGTTTGCAAACATGTACGGACGGCCGTAGATGCGCGCGTCAGAGAGCATCATGTTTGCTCCGGCGTTCGCGGAGATCGCTCCAAACTGCAGCGTTCCTTGGTTTGCTGCCGTTCCGTTTCCCGTGTTGTTCTTGCTGTTGAAGATGAACGTGCATCGGTCCCAATAATGCGGGGCGAGACGCTCGTCCTGGCACAGTCCAAGGGTGCAGGCCGCAACTTGGGTTGATGGAGTGACCGCTGCAGCACCCATCGCAGCGGCGCTCGTGATGCTGCGGCTGTAGCGCTTGAGCGTGTTTGCGATGCCGTGACATGCGTCCGATCCAGCCGTGCTGGCCGTGCCCGCGGTCACGCTGTCATCCTTGTTGCCGATCAGGATCTGGCGAGACAGTTCCCGCAGGATGTCCTGGGAAGCCTGGCGCACGATGATGCTCTCGACACTCGCATCGCCCCTCTGCGCCGAATCCTCGACCAGTTCCTGAGAAGCCCGCACCATCACGCTGATGCGCTTCAGGGTGAACGTGGAGGTGCCGGTTCCGGTGTTGCTTGTGCCGGGATTGGTCAGGCTTGGCACTACCACCTGCGCCTGGCTTCCAGCCGTCGCGTCGATCAGCGTGCCACCCTCGCCGGGGTTGTTCTGGACGCTGAACCCGCGAGGGGCAGAGCTGCTGCTGTTCGCGGGCGTGATGATCGGAACGCTGAAGGTTCCGGTCGAGGTGTAGACCTTGCTCACCTTGCCGACGATGCGGTCATCGCCCAGCTCCTCCATGAACATGTTGGAGTAGGTGGTCGGGAAAAGCACCGCGCCACCGGTGGCGCTGCCTTCGCTGAGGGCGCGAGCTTCGGTGTCGGTCAGGCCCTTGTGGCCCTTTGCCAGGTAGTTGCGGAACAGGCTGCGATATTCCTCGCCGCCGCGGTCCAGCTTGTTGATCTTGTCAGCCATCGCAGTCTCCGTTGAGCGCTGCGACGGGCCAAAAAAATGGCGCACTGCCGCAGCGGTTGGGGGGTTCAGTTCCAAACGCCTGCAGGCCAGTGCGCCACGAGGGCTGTCACGGAGGCTTGCCTCGCTTCCGGTCGAGCTGCACTAGGCAGGGGCCGCCGGTCGCGGTGCTATTCGATTAGGAGGCATTCTCACACGCCAGAATGCCTCTGCAAGACCCCATCACATCGGAGGGGCCAGTCGCAGGGTCCGACGCACCGGATCGCTATGGGCGGCTTCCCGGGCCTCCACGCTGGTCGTGGGGTTGGCTGGGAAGGTCACGAGCGACAGCTCCAGCAGGTCGGCGTCGAGGATCACCCGCACGGGCTTGGTCTCGCCCTTCTCGTAGCGCTCATCGCGCACCATGAACCCGAACGAGCACTGGCTCACCACGCCGCTCTCGACCAGCGCGTGGGCCTCGCGGGCGGTCGCGGTGTCAGGCAGGGTGGCCTCGAAGCCGAGGCCCTTCTCGTCCGTCCAGAGCCGCAGGTTGCCAGCGCGGACGCGCGCCAGCGGCTTCCCGGTGTCGTGGTTCCAGAGCAGGGCGATGTCGCCGGAGTCCTCGAGGGCCCGGTCGAACGCCTTCGGGTCCACGCGCTCCATCTCGCGGCCCATGTCGTAACTCTCCCACGTCACTGCATAGCCGCGCACCTTCAGGTCGGCGGCCTCGCTCAGGGTGCCCAGGGCACGGGTTTCAGGCTTGTGCATTGTTGTCCTCCAGAATGGGTTCGTTGAGCACTTCGATGCGCACCAGGTCGAGCAGCTCCGCAGCCGCCGCGCCCGGGAGCGTGTTCCAGCCGGCCAGAGAGTCGCTGAGGTGGCTGATCTCGCCGACGCTGCCGCGCAGGTGCCGAGCGTGGCGCACAAGCGCCTCGTCCAGCACCTTGATGGCCTTCGCCTCATCGCCGAGCAGGCGCCCCAGCCCGGCCACCACGTCGCGCAGGTCGGCGTCGAGGCAGTCGATGGGGGGCGCCCACTTGTCGAGCTTGGCCTGGGTGCGCTGCTTGAGCAGGTACTCGCTCACACGGGTGAGGTGCCGCTTGTAGGCGCCCTCGACCGCCGGCCGCACGGCTGCGATCGCCGCGGTGCGCTGGGCTGCCGCGAGCAGCTCGCGGGCGCGCTCAGTCTGCTCCTCGGCGTCCTCGGCGTCCACATCGACGCTCACAGGCACATCCTCGACCTCCTCCGGCTCAAGGTCCTCGGACGGCGGCACGGAAGGGGCCGCCGGCTGCTGGGAGCCCGGCGCCTCGGTATTCAGTGGGACGCGGATCTGGTCGCCGCCATCGACAGCCTTGAGGCCCTCGCGTGCGCGGGCCTCGTTGACCGTCAGAACGCCGTTCGTGATGCCGATCGCGTAGGCGCTGAACCGGGTGCTCATGTCAGCCCGGAGCAGGCTGTCGAAGTTCACCCGCGTGCAGTACGGCTCGCCGCGGACGATTAGCTTGCGGCTGGCCTCCTGCTCAAGCCTGCTGGCCCAGCTTGCCAGCGTGTGCTTCACGAACTCCGTGTCGGCCTGCTCGGTCGAGTTGTAGGAGCCGGCCTCGGTGTCGCCGATCTTGTGCGACGGGACCTGCATGATGCTCGCGATCTGACGCATGCACCATCGGCGCATCTCGATCAGGTCGTTGTCCTTCATCGTGTTGCTGATGGGCTTGTATTCCAACCCGTCCTCGAGCACAGCCACGCGGCCGGCCCGGCTGGCGCCGCCGTGGGCCGCCTGCCACGCCTCGCGCAGCCGCTTCGACGCATCCGGGCTCAAGCGGCCTGGCATGCGCAGGGTGCCCGCTGGGACCGCGTTGTTCGCCACGAACCGAGTCACGAACTCCGTGATCTCAAGCTCAAGCGCGATCACGTCGCGCATCAGGTGGATCGGGGGCACGCCGAGCAGCCCGTCAAAGGTGGTGGGACCCACAAGGTGGAACATGTCGTAGGCCCGGAATCGGCGCATCGCCTTCTCGGCGTTGTTGCCGACGTACTTGCCGGTCCAGACCTGGTAGTAGGGCTGGTTCTCACCGTCCCGGTACATCGCAACGTAGTCAGGTCGCAGCGCCTCCAGCGCGACGGGCCGGCCTGCGGCGTCGCGGTGGATGTAGGCGAAGGCGTTGCCCGTCAGCAGGCAGTCGCTGATGAGCTTCTCGCGGAACTGGATCGCGCCCACATCGTCGCTCACCTCGTAGTTCAGCAAGTTGTGGAGCGGGTGCTCAGGCTCGGCGATCTTGCCGTTGGCAGTCTCGCGCAGAACTTCCCAATCGAGGCGCGCGATGCTCGAGGCGATCAGTCGCACGCAGGCGTACACGCTCGGGCTCTCGAGCGCGCGAGAGGGCGTGATGGACTCGCCCGTGTAGGAGTACGACTGAACGTAGGACTGCACCGACCCGCTGGTCGATTGACCGATGGGCACGGTGTCCTCGAAGTCGGAGCGCGGCGGGGTGGGGCCGAGATAGCGGCGCACGATGTCCTTCAAACCCATGAAATGTCCCTTTCTTCGTAGACGCTTGGGCCGGTCTCGGTCTTCTGGTGCAGCCAGGTCGCGAGAGCGGTGACGAGAGCCGCGAGCGGGTCGATGCGCTCGGTGCTCGATGCCTTGCTTGGCTTCACGTTTCCAGCAGGGTCGATGTCGAGCACGCAGTTCGACACGGCCCAGGTGAGCAGGTGGTTGTCGTTGTGGCGCAGCTTGCGGCCGAGCACGAGCGCTTCAAGGCGCTTGGCTGGCTCGCTCAGGGTGCGGTAGCCCTGGCGTACCTCGATCATCGGAACGCCCTCGGCAAAGAGCTGCGACGCCAGCTGCGTGGCGCCCCACGGGTCGTAGCCCACCGCTTTGACGTTATAGCGCTTCACCAGATCGCGGATCTTGTGCCCGATGAAGTCGTAGTCCACGACCGCGCCCGGCGTCGGCTGCAGCCAGCCCTTCGCGGCCCACACCTCGTAGGGTGCGCGGTCGCTGCGGCTGCGCCGGCGGATGCCATCCTCTGGGCACCAGGACCAGGACAGTACATCGACCGACCCGTCCGCGAGCGGGAAGGCGAGGCTCAGGCTCGACAGGTCCGTCGTGGTCGAGAGGTCGAGGCCCATGTAACACTCGCGCCCCAGCAGAGCCTCGGGGTCGCACCCGCTCGAGTAGCAGGCGTTCCACGAGTCGGCGCTGATCCAGACCTGCTTGCTCTCGGTCCATTGGCACAGGTACAGCTGACGAAACGCCGTCTCGTAGGAGGGCAACTCCTTCGCCTTGGAGCACTCGGCCGCGAGGAAATCCTCGGACACCGTGATCCCGAGCGACGGGTTCGCCTTGCGCCACACCTTCGGGCTCTTCCAGTCATCATCGACCGGCGCGCCAAACAGCACCGGCATGAACTTCGGGTCCTCGACCACGCCCGAGCGCACCTTCTCCGCGTAGTCGTGCAGTTCCCAGCACAGGCTGTTGCGGTCATGCCCGGCAGTTGTGATTGACACCCGGAGGGGCTGCTGGCGGGCGCCCATCGAAGTCACCATCGCGTCGTACAGGTCACGATCGGGGAACGTGTGCACCTCGTCAAAGACGATGCAGCTCGCGTTCTTGCCGTGCTTCGTGCCTGCGTCGCTCGACAGGATCTCGAGCTTCGAGTTCCCGAAGGTGATCACGTTGCGGAACACCTCGACGCTCTTGGCGAGCGCCGCGTTCGACTGCACCATCTGCCGGCAGGCGTCGCCGACGATCGCGGCCTGGTCGCGGGCGCTCGCGCAGCAGTAGACCTCGGCGCCTGGCTCGCGATCGCAGAGCAGCATGTAGAGCGCGAGCCCGGCTACCAGTGTGCTCTTTCCGTTCTTGCGCGGCACCTCGATGTAGGCGTCGGTGAAGCGCCGCGTCCCGTCGGCCTTCTTCCAGCAGAGCAGGGCACCAAGCAGGTCGCGCTGCCACGGCAGCAGGGCGAACGCCTTGCCAGCCCACACACCCTTCTGATGCGTCAGCAGGCCGAAGAAAGTGTCGAGGCGCTGCAGCTCGTCCACATCGAACCAGTCGCCCTTTGCGGCGGTGGCCGAAGCACTGAAGCCCGCAACAGGTGCGAGCCTAGGCCGTCTTGGGTTTGAGGAGCGCTTCGATGCCCGAGGCATCCCCCTTCGACTTTCCTGAACCCACAAGACCGACGCGCGACGCAGGAGTCAGCCCGAACTCCTTCGACAGACGCATGACCTCGGCCCTCGCCTCGTCGCGCGCCTTCTTCCACGGAGAGATATACGACCCCTGCGCCGTTTCAAGTACCAGCCCCTTTTCCCGGCAGGCAGCAGCCATGCGCTCAAACTCGGCCTGGTACATGGCCAGCGCGTTGTGCGCCTTGTAGTCCTCGCAGGCGTACAAACCCAACCGGCGCAAATCCTCGATGATGCGGTCGAAGTGTCGGCGAGCGATGTCATCGGACGCCACGTCTGGCAGCATCAGCGGCGTCCCGTCGCTGCCTTGCGGCTCCGGCGCCCTGGCGTGGCCCTTCTCGCTGCCTCGAAACTTCAGAATCGCGGTAGGTACTGGTCTCCGGCCCATAAACTAAGCCTCCCCTCGGCTGTTTCGGGCGCCGCGTGCAGACGTGGGCCCAATGTGGTCCTTATGGTTATGCGTCATTTCGCAGGCCCCCCCGGTCTTGCGACGCTCCATGTCCCGAAATGTCTTCGCGTGGTGACAGCCGACGCATAAAGGCTGCAGGTTCTCGCGGTCGTTCGTTCCGCCTTCACTCAGCGGCACAACGTGATCCACTTCCTGCGCTGCTGTCACTCGACCCTGCTGCATGCAGTGCCTGCACAGCGGCTCGTGCTGGAGCACGACCTCACGCACCTTGCGCCATGAAACGCCATAGCCGCGACTGTGGGCGCTGCCCCTGTCATCACCGTGAAAGATCCTGGGCGTGGCGCGTGGCTTGCCTACACGCAGGCGAGGGGGGCGTTCCATCAGGGCAACCTCCTGTAGCCCGCGCGCCACAGTGCCTTGGCGATTGCGGTAGCAGTGGTATCCACTGCCTCCTCATCCAGCTCAGGACGTGCAGCGTGCAGGACCTCATGCACCAGCGTGTCGAGGTGGCGCACACCTCGCAGGCTGCGCCGGATCTGGATCGTGGGGTTCCGCCCAGGCGGGTGATCGCACCGGCCCCAGTCCTTGCCCATCTCGCGGGCTGGTGTCTCGACGACGCGCCACAGCCTGCCGTTCACCTTGGTGCGGAACTCACTGCGCACGGTTCACCTCCGCGGCTAACCGGTATTCCTTCTGCGTTCCTGCAATGTGCAGGCGCATCCACACTGCGCCGACACCCTTGGGCGCCATGCCCTTCTCGACGGACCAGCCGCCGAACCCGTCTCCGTGCTCGTCCTTGTAGGTGCCGATGCGCACATGCAGCTGCTCGTCCACGATCACCTCGGCCTGTCCAAGGAACTGACGAACACGCTCTCGAGCAAGAGGCACCACCCAGTGATGGTGGCTGTGGCCGGTGATCACCATGTCCGCATCGGGGTACATGGACGCATGCCTTCGCGTGTCGAGCACGCCGTGCGTCATCATCGCGCCGCCGCCAGACCCGTGGAAGTACCGCACCTTGAACGAGAACGATCCGCCCTTCGCCGTGACCAGGCGAAACAGAACCCAGCCGCCGTAGCCGCCCGAGTGCACAGGGCAGGGAGCCGACGCGCTCAATCCCGCGCAGAGGCGCTCCGTCAGGTCGGTCTCATGTCGCTTGGTGATGGCCGTCTCGTGGTTGCCTCGTCCAATGCAGACGAAGCGATCCGCATACGGGCCGTAGAACTTCGTCGCCTCACGCACG